GTATTGCGTGGTCCCGTCCGCACCGTTGATCGCCGTGGGAAGCCCTGGGGCCGCATTGTCGATGGCCGTGCCCAGGTCAACCGGATCGGGCGTGCTGTTCAGCACCGGGATCGGCTGAGTGGTGGGAGGCGGCGCCGGCAGGGTCGGCGGCAGCGGTAGCCCGGGGGCGTTCGTAGTGCCCCCGACAGCTCCACCTTTCGGCGCCGTGCCGGTTCCGCCACCGGCGGGGGCGGACGGATTGCCGAACTGGCCGGGAATCGGCACGTTGTTGGCGACCCCGGCCATGTTGTAGGACATGGCGTTGTAGTCGGGCGGACTGCCGTTACCGAAAGGGTACGCCGGGATCGGTGCGGGGGTATAAGGTACCGGGTTGTTCCAGGCGTCGGGGGACGTGCCGGGTGAAATCGGCCCAAGTGACGATGATTGACCCATTATCTCTCCCCTCCCGCCGGGTTGACTGTTATTTTAACCCCATCCGCGTAGGCAAAGCCACCAGTGACTTGCACACGAAATCGCATAAATCTCGCATTTCTTCGAAAAGGCACCTGCCGGGACGCTGAATGTGGCGCTTTCAGGTTCGTGTAAACCGGAGTGTCTTCCAGCGAATTTCGCGTGCCCACGGATACCGTGGTGGCCGTGGAACCGTTGCCTTCTATCAAGGGCCGAACGGCTGACAGGAACAGCCGCTGCATCCCCGGGTCGCTGACTTCGCTGCTTTCCAGTTCGGCGGTCAGGTAGGCCCCATCGAAAGTGCCGCCAGTGTTATCCGCAGCGAAAGCCATCGTGTTCAGCCCACCTCCCGAGTAGGCGCTGGAATCGACCAGGATGCTGTCGGTGTCGATGCCATTGACCAAAAAAGTGTCTAAATTGTCGAGGGTGACGCCCGGCGGCACGTACTCGCCGATGAATTGCGTCTCCACTTCCGCTGTGGCCCATTTATCGGCCACCCAGTTATAGATCAGAAGCCGGTCGTTGTTGGTCGCCGACGCCGAAGATTTGAAGGCCCATATCAGCAACCTGCGCGGGATGTCCACGGTTCCCACCATGTCTTCCCAGGCCGTCGGGTCCGAATTGTCGGCGAACCAGCGCGATATTCGGTTGTGGCTGATCGAGACAGGTTCGCCGGAACCGGCATCCAGGCGATAGAACCCGTCCCATCCGAAGAACCAGATCGTGCTGCCGGCCCACACAACAGATCGGGGCGACGGCGTGCCGCGCTTCACGGCGATTTCGTCGAACTGGAAAATGGTCGGCGGCCCGGTGTATCGGCCGATGTAGATCGACTGTTCCAACAGCACCGTGGCCCAGCGCCCGGGAACGATTCGCTGCACAGCCCCGCCGTTGCCGAACAACTGCTGCTGATCCGATTGCGTTGCGATGTCTGGCGTCCACAGCTCGGAATTGTTGTAGCCTGACCATTGCACGAAGTTCGGCCCCTTCCCGTCGATGTCACCGAGCATGACGAAATCGCGCACTACGGCTACCCGCTTCGCGACAGGTGGACTCCCCCCGAGATCGGAAAACGCGGCATCAGTTCCGATGTCCATCTTCTGTACGGCATTCACCCCGTTCGTGGCGATTACCCGTTCGCCGTACTTGATAAAATCCCAGTACCCGCCCGTTGTGTACCCCCCTGGCTTGCTCACATCTGACCATGTACTTCCATTGGCCCCCAGCCGGTAGAGTTTCGTGGCGTCACCCGCCAGGTTCACCACGGTTCCGTTCTTGTCGCGCATCCAAAACATCCCTCGGCAGCTCCCTGACAGGGCATTCGTGAACGGCAACAGGGAGCGTAGCCCGGCAAAGGAATTGATGCTGGGAATCACGTTTTTCGCGACAATAGACCCTGGATTGCCGTTTGCTGGCAGGTCAGGCAGCCACTCGCCAAAAGGGATTGTGGACGGGACACGCATCAGACAATGGCCGGCGGCCGGCTTTGACGTTTCAGCATAGCGCCGTTGCGTTTCATGTTCTCGGATCGGTTGAATTGCTCGACGGCGCGGGTGAACAGCCCGTCGTAGCGAGCTTCGATTTCCGGCGACTGGATATACCCGGCGGCCACTTTCATCAGACCGTACAGGTAGAGGTCCATCTGGTTTTCCAGCAGCCAGTTCGTATCGGTGTCGTTTACCAGCCGGGGAATATTCGATTGGTAGAGAACTTCGAGGCTTACCGTGGCTGTGGCATTCGGCTTCGGGGCCAGGACGATCCGAGTGCGAATGTCCGGCGCCGTGCTGTTCGTGGCGTCTCCCTCGAAGCTGTGCAGCTTGCGGCGGCCGCCGCGGCCCAGCCATTCGGATGTCTGGCGCAGGGCCTGTGGCGTGTGGAAAACGGATTCCTCACCGTCCACGTAGACCGACAGCGGGGAGCGGAAATCCGCCGGCATTTGCACGTATTCGCTGGCCACGGCGGCGTTCGAGTAGGCTTTCTCGGTGAACGCCGGCCGGATCACACGATCCAGTTCGGCTTCGAGAATGCCGAGGATGTACGGGAAATCCGCATTCGTCACCGCGATGTCGTCGCGGGCGAACCAGGAATCCACAGTGCTTTTCAGAGTCTGCAAATCCATTGTCAGAGTGCCGAGGGTTTGCCGCGAACGTCATCAGTACGAAGGCGGGCGTTGTTCGGGTCGTTCAGTTTCATGATCTCGAACTGCTGCCACGTCATCTTGTCGCTGTACTGTTCGCGCCATTCCTTCTTCCAGGCGTTGTAGGTGTTGATCGGAATACGGGCCACGTGGCGCATGTTGGCCCGACGGTTTTGCGGCAACCCGCGCAGGTCATGGCAGCTGTCCATGATGGACTGTTCCACCGACGACGGGGTGTGCTCGACCGTGGTCAGAACGTCCCCGTCGGGGTCGATCTCGACGTGGTGTTCGACGCCGGTGGCGGACCGCTCAAACAGTAGCTTCTTGGCCATCGGCTTTCTCCCGGCGGGCGCGCCGACGGCTTTTCGCTTCACCGCCGCCCTTCACTTCCGGTTTCACAGAAGCCGGCTTCTTGCCGAGGGCAAGGCGTCGCGCGACGGCAATGGCCGCTTCGCGGGCTTCGGCTTCCTCCGACGTGTCGTGCGGGCGGAAATTCGGCGCGCACAGCTCGGCCTCGCGATAGCTTTCATAATCCAGCGGTCGGGTGGCGTCTTCCAGCGTGATTTCCAGCTTGCCGGTTTCCATCAGGACATGCGCGAGAACGCGACCGTCTTCGGTCAGCACATCCTCGCTGATCGCCACGATCTCGCCGGGTTCCAGCTTGCGCCGTTCCGGGCCGCCGCCCATGTGGACGCCGGAAGTGGATACGCGGTCGTCCAGTTGCTTGATCTTGAGATTCGGCATTTCAGTTCCTCTCGTGTTGTGGAAAACACCCCCGGGTTGCCCCGGGGGTGGTCAGGTCAGACCGGATCAGGCCACCATTGCAGCCGCGGAATCCACGTCTGCGATGACACCGCTGGCCGCCTCGTTGTTGGACTTCAAAGCCCAGTCAACGAGGATGTGCCGGCGCTCGGCGTCGCCGATTTTGGCGATGGTTTCGGTCTTGTAGCCGTCCAGGTAGCACATTTCCCAGTATTCGGTATCGAGCACCCAAACGTCCCGCTCGCGCTGGAAGCGGTTGGGTACGATGTCCAGAACACCGTAATCGGAAACGTAAACGTCCACCGCACCGACCACGGACACGCCGCCGCGAGGCGACTTGCCCTGATCCTGGTACTGGGTGGCCACACGCGCGGAAGAACCGAACAGATAATTGGACAGGCGCTGCTTCACAGTCGGCCCTACCATAATCATGTTCGGGCTGCCGCCCTGGATGTAGCACTCGCGGATGATCTGCAACAGATTGGTTTCCGAGAGCGCAGCCACAGTACCATCGGTGGCCGCCGTGGTCGGTTCACCGTAGGTGGTGTTAGACAGCGCCGGATCAGCGCCACCAGTACCACGAATGGTGTTGGTCTTCACCCAGGCGCCCAGGCCAGCCGTCAGCGAAGCAACGGTGGAAGAACCGGCCAGGGTGGCCTGGTTCAGACACGCGATGGCTTCCACGTCGCGGCGCAGCTCGCGGCCCTTTTTGGCGATCTGGTACGCCAGCTCGGACTTGCGGCCCGCCTTGTTGACGATGTTGGCCCGACGTGAGATCGCCAGATATTTGATGGAAATCTGGTGATACACCCCGATGCGGGACGCCGGATCGGACGAATCGGTGCCGAAGTCGGCGCCGTCGATTGCAGCGTTGCCGGTGTCAGCGGCGGCCAGTTCGTCGATCTGCCATTCCTTGAGCACGTTGCTCGCGGAACCGCGGCCGATGTTGGATTGCAGGGGAACCTCGGTCGGCGAAATGTTGTAGATCACATCGGTAAGGTCTTCCCGAACATTGTCGCCCTGGGTCGCCAGGTTGTAGCGGTCAAAGTTGGTTGTTGCCATTGGTATTTCCTCGCTAGAGCATGCTTTCGATTACCTTTGCAGCATCCTCGACGCGACCGGACTGTTTCGCTTTCCGGCGCAGCTTGCTGAGTTTTTCGGACTTCACTCGCAAAGGCTTCGGCGACTGTTTCCCGCCTTTCGAGGTCATCTTCGGCACGTTTTTCCGTACCTTCTTGACCGCTTTCTCGCCTTTCGCAACCTGGTTCCGAAGTTTCTCAACTTCCGCGCGCAGATCGGCCAGTTCCAGCGCCCCGAGCACGATTCGATGGTCCATGATCTGCGCCGCTTCCTCGGGCGAATAGCCCAGCGACGTAATCACTTCCGAAGCCTTCGCGACGTGTTCCTCGCCGAAGCCTTCCACCTTCGATTGCAGACTTTGCATTTCAGCGGCTTTCTTCGCCATCATGAATTGCTGGTTCTGCGCCTCGTATTGCTGCATCGCTTGTGAGCGGTACGATTGCAGGGTTCGCAGCCGGTTGTTCAGTTCCTCTTTCCGAGCCGCCCATTCAGCCGGGTCGGTTTGTCGGAGGGTCTGCATTTCCGGACTGTCCATATCGCTGACCAGCAACTGCTCGGCGGCCATCATGGTCGTCGCCAGTTCCCGGTGCTGTTGCTCGAATTGTTGATGTCGCAGGGCGTAGTCCTGTTCCATCTTCTTCGACTGTTCTGCAATCTGGCTCGTTTTGCGTCGGTAGTCGGCGTCACGTTGGTACCCTTTTTCGAGTTCCGCGAGTGTGACCGTCATTTCCTCCCCGGATGCTGTGAACGTGTGCTGCAAGGATTCCTTGAGTTGATCCAACGGGATTTCAAGGGCCTCGGCCAGTTCGCTCAGGGACTGGATTTCGTCGGTTTCCCCGGACTCGGATTCGGTTTCCGTTGCCGATTCCTCGCCTTCTTCATCCTCGGATTCAGCGTTGTCGGTTTCCGAATCGTCAGTTTCCTGGTCTTCGGAGTCACCGGCGTCTTCGCCTTCACCCTCGAATTCTTCTTCGTCAACGCCCTCGGCGTTGTCTTCTTGTTGCTTGCGGAACCGGCCGCGCTGGTCACGGGCCTGGCTCCCTTCGTTCTCGCCGTCCGGGTCAAGTGCCCGGCTGGGTGTGCCCGACGGGTTCACGTGCCCATCGTTATCCAGCAGCCCCTCGATAGCGGCTGCTGCGCTGGATACGGTGCCCCCGATATGGGATTGACCGCTGATCTCGCCGGCGTCTTCCGGCGCCATAAGCACGTATTTGAGAACGGTTCGGTACATGGTTTATTCCTCTTTCACAGGTTGAAAATCAGCCAGGCGCAGCTGGTCCACTTGGGTACTCAGGGCCAACGCGCGTTTCAGGCTGCTCAAAGTCCGCAAAACGCGGCACAGTTCCATTTCGTAGTCCACGGTGGCCTGCTGACCATCGTGGCGCAATTCTTCGATCTCGCGGATCATGCTGTCGCGGATCGTCTCGAAAGCGTGGGTCATCGCCGGGTCGTTCAGCAGTCGGTTTGCATCATCCGACAGTGTTCCCCGTGAAACCTTGCGCCGACGGCGGGTCCGCCGATGTGCGTTCTCGGTATCAACCAATGCGAAATCCTCGCTAAAAAAGTGCCATAGTCGCTACAATACGCCCTGTTTTTCGCAGTATCAAGTCAATGGGGCTTGCGTCCCTTAATGCGCATGCCCGTGGTCTGGCCGCCTTCTTTCACAAAAACCACATCAAAATTGCTCGGCGGGTCCGGCGGCAGCGCGGTGGCTGCGAGGACTTTGGTCAGTTCGTCCTGCACTTTCAGCTGGGCCTGAGCCACTGTTGAAACAATGGCCGCCAGCTCGGCTACGGCCACCGCCATCTTCTGAACCTCGGCGGCTATTTCCTCGGTCCTGACCGTGACCGGCGCCTCCACGGAAACTTGCGGAGCGGCCACTTGTACCTCAACTCTCGGCGCCGACGTCGGTTTCTTCTTCGCCGCCTTCTTCGGCGTTATCCGATCCTTCATCTTCATCGTTCATTTCCCCCGATTCGCTGACCAATTTCAGGGCCTGCTGGTATGTTTCGGAAACCTCGACGGCAGTGGCAGCCGCCTCGGCCATAGTCTTGTCTGCTTGCGCGCGCTTCACTTGCGTATCCGCTTCGATATTCTCGATGCGTTGCTCGATTTCCTCGCGTTCCTTTTCGTCGGTGCCGATCTTCATCAACAGCTCGCGTTCTTTCAGCAGCAGTTCGTGGTCCTTGCGCGCATTCTCGGCCTGCCGCGCCGCGATCTCGGCCTGAGCGCGTGCGGCGTCCAGCTGCGCCTTCTGCTGTGCCTCTGCGGCCTTGCGCTGCTGTTCCATGCCCAGGGCCTGCGCCTGCGCCTGCGCCAACATGGCTTCCGGCGGCGGGGGCGGCGGTTCCGGCGGCTGGTATTCCGGCGATTGCGGGTCGATAAAGAACGTGCTCGGGTCGCCGATGTCGCTGGCATTCACGATGCGCGCCATTGTGTTGTGGATGCGCTTCATGTCCGCCAGGCCCGCCGGCAAGGACTCTTTCTGCATCGCCAGGATGTTTTGCAGGATCATGATGCGCTGCTGTTTCGTGCTGTATCCCAGGCCGACTTCGATGGTCAGATCGGTGCGTTCCGGCCACAGGGAGGGGTCTACGTTCACCCAGTCCCCGCGCAATTTCACTTGAAGCCCCTCGCCCCACGAATCGCGTAGCAGCTGATGGACTTTCAACATCAGTTGCCGGTAGCCGGTTTCCGCGAACACGCGCACCAGCATTTCCACGCGCTGCGAAGCACGTTCCAGGGCGTTGTTGAACACGTCCTGCCGCACTTCTTGCAGCGCACTCGCGTCAACCGATGTGTCCGGCGATACGCCGGTGCGGTTTACCCGGGCCATGTCCACGTGCTTGATGACCGGCAGAATCTCCGACACCAGTGACGGCGACGGCTCGGCAGCGAAGGCGTTTTGGGCCATTCCGCGCACCGGGATGTATTCGGCCTGGGTGTTCATGATCGCTTCCATCGTGCTGCCGTCTTCCAGCAGGGCCGATTCGCTGAACACCTTGCGGCGCAGGTTGATCCTATAGATATTGTCCAGAAGGTTCCGGGTCAGCACGGATGACAGCAGCTGCAAATCCTTCACGGTGTCCACATAGGACATGCCAGTGTGCTTGTGCTGCATCAAGATAGACGACATCGAAATGAACGGCTGGAAGCTGACCGTCTCGTTATCGACTATCGTTTCGCCGACCATGCGGATATACCGCAATTCGGCCACCCCATCACCGTCGTAATCGACCATGACATAGAGTTTGTGGACCACATATCGGCGCATGGATTCGTCAATGCTTTCGTCGGTGTCCGATTCTTCCTCGGCGTAGAACATGCGATTGGTTTCTTCGTCGCCGTCGTTGCCTTCATCGGAATTCGGGGTGCTGGGTATCTTGTCCAGCGTTTTCTGGTCCACCCCGTCCTTCACCAGCTCGGTGTAGGTAGCCTCGTATCGGCGGCCGACTATCTCGCCGTCATCCAGATTCGGGGAGGTCAGCGTGCTGTCGATAATCATCTGCTCAGGCGGCACAGGGCTGACGGACAGCACGTTGTATTCCTTGCGCTGGCGCACCCGGACATTGAACACCGGCATGTCGCCATCCGTCCCGACTTCTTCCTGTTCCATGATTTCGATGTCCTTATCGTCCTCAAGCAAGCCGAGTCCCACCGGGTTGATGCCTTCTACCACGCCGGTTTCCGTCGTTTCCCGCTTCTCTATTGCAACCTCCACGTACCCGTTCGGGTTCATGATGGCGTCCTTCATCCAGGTGTAGAGCGTCGTGAAGCCTCCCTCCCCGCCGCGGTTCTTCCGCATGATGCAGTGATTCACCACTTCCGTTTCGAGCTGCGCCTGTTCTTCGTCTTCCGGCCCTGTGGCATCGAAGGAACCGATCTGGTCCCCGGACAGGAACGTGCGCAATACCGAGGGCAGCACCCATTCGACGGTTTCCAGAACCTCACGGGTCACGAACTTAGAATACCCCTCGCGCTCGTTCCCGTATTCCTTCCCGACGTAATAATTCAGGTTCTCTTTTCGGACATCGTTCAGGTCGCTGTCAGTCCCGCCGCCCACGGATGTAAGCAGTTTGTTTTTCAGCATCCCGGCGAGTTCTGTGTCGTTCTTGATGGCCATGATCTATACCAGGTGATCGTAAGTAGGTAGCAGCGTCATATTGCCGCCGAATGCTTTTTCCGCGATGTAACGGCGTCCCGTCCGGTGGCTGCGCGCCTGTTCCGCCCAGGTGTGCCGTTCGCCGTTGTAGCCCTGGGCAAACTGCCGGATGGCGTCAGCGCCGTGGCACCCCCAGTTCTTCGCCGGGATTTGCCGCGTCACCTTGCCCACGGCGTCCCAGGTCCACTCGTATGCCATCAGCGCGCGCAGCCCCTCAGCGCAGCCTTCTTCATCGAAATAGCACAGGGAAAACGCCTTGCGCATCAGCTCGATGCCGTCGTTCAGAACGCGCGGCTTCGGCACGACTTCTATGGGCCGCACCCCGGCGCTTTCCAGAATCTCTCGCCGAGATTCGCTGAATTCGCTGGAAATGTCCACCACCTCGACATCGTGCGGCAGAAAGTGCCTGCCGTAGAACCATCCGTGTTCTTCCTTCATTTCGCGCAGCAGATCGGCGTAGTAGGTTAAATCGCGCAGGCGGTCCTGATGGTACTTCACGAAATGGTGCTTGCCGCTGACTTCCTGATGGAACCATATCGCCGTGTAGTCGTTGCGCCCCAAGTCCCAGAACGTATTGACGGGAACGCCGCGGGCAATCGGCAACTTCGTGATCCGGCCTTCGCGTCGCGCGTCGCGCAGCTGCTGGCCGTATATCATCAGTTCGGTGTTGCGCTCGAATGCTTCCGCTGGCGTGGACGGGTATTCCTGCTTCATCTTGTCCGTCTGTTCGGCCGCCTTTTTCACGTACCAGTTCTTTTGCTTCCGGTTCAGGCTGATGCCGTGCTGTTCCTTGAGATCGCGGAAATACAGTTCCATCTTTTCGTCGATCTCCACATCGTCTTCCAGCTTGTAATCGGGGTGTTTCCACCACGGGAAGAAAAAGAATTTCCAATCCATCTTCGTGAAGACAGCCTTTTTCTGGTTCACCTTTTCCAGCAGGTCTTCGCCCACCTTGCACATTTCGTAGAATTCTCCGAACGGCCCTTCCGCCGTCGATTCGATGAACGCGATCTGCCCCGGCACGATGGTATTCAGGGTGCCGGTGATGACTTCCTCGGCTTTCTCGGGGAACCTGGCGCACATTTTGCCGAATTCCGAAATATGCACATACTGGTAGGTGCCGGACCGTAACGACGTGCCCACGCGAATTTTCGATCCGTTACTGAATTTCAGCGACCGCACGGTGTCGCTTTCAGCCGTTATCATCGCGCGCAGGTCTTCCGGCAGGTTATCGTAGGCGTACTTGATCTTGTCCTCGAAGAATTCCTCGGCGTCCTCCCGGTTGTGGGCCACGATGCCCATGTTCAGGTTGTCGTTGAACAGGGCACGATCCAGCATGAATATCTGGATGAAGGTGGTCAGGCCCAGTTGCCGCGCTTTCAGGATCAGGTTCAGATACCACATATCCGAGTAGAGCGCGCGCTGCGCCCAGTTCAGCTTGAACCGAATTTTCTGACCCTGCTTGTTCTTGATGAAATACAGGTTGTTGAGCCGCCACCAGGGGTCGGTCAGCTTCACGGCGAGGGCGGTCTTCACTCCCATGTTCAGCTCCCGTCGATGGGTGGCGGCAGGCCGTCCGTCTTGTTCGATGCCATTTTCAGGATGTCGGCCAGCTCGCCTTTTACGCCGTGGCTCACATCCACTTTGTCCCCGTATATCTTCGGCAGCAGCTTCGTGGCCAGCCATTTTCGCGTGTCGATGCGCAACCGGCTACGCTGCACCGTGTCGTTGTTCGGTACCCATCCGGTGAAATTCCCGGCGGCGTCGTAGGTCGGCTCCCAATCCTCGGAACGGTCATCCGCCAGGGTGATAATTTCCTCGATCAGCAGTTCGGCATAGACCCGCTTGGCGTAGTAGTACATTTCTCGGAAATCAGCCAGTTCCGGGTTCGCCAACCATTTCACCACCGTATTTGAGGATGGCATTTTCGGGTCTTTCGCGATTTCTTTCAGCGTCTCCCCGTGCATGATCCGTTCGCAGATACGCCGCGCCACCGGGGCGCTGTAGGATGTCCCGACGTACTGGCGAACCTTGCTTCGCGGCGGGGGGCCGGCGAAGCTGGCCGGTTCGGGGATTCCCCGCTTGCCCGGCGTCAGGGCGTGCTGCTCCCCGTACTTCTCGAAGAATTCCTCGCTCGGGTACGGGTTCAGCGTAGGCCGCTTGTTTTGTGACGCCCGATTGCTCATTGTTTCACCGTTCGGACAATATGCGCGCCGAAGAAAAACGCCCCGATACCGAGTACCAGATAGCTCATGGGGTCATGGGTGGCGATCTTGAAAGCGTACTCCGACCAGTTCTGAAACCACGGATATGTGGCCAGGCTGAATATGAGGAAGAACACCTCCACGCGGATGATCCACAACGCAATATCCCGCCGCGTTCGCGACCGCTCAGTGTTTTCGTCGGCCGTGCTGGCCAGGAATTTCGAGTACACATTGGCCGTTTCCAGCATGAATTTCGCCCGTTCTTCATCGGTGAAATTCTGTTCGTCGATCCACGTCCCGACCCCGCGGGCGACTTCCATGACGCGATCCGCGCCGTCCTTCGTGCCGATTCCGAATACCGCCTTGACGCCGGTCCACAAGCCCTTGATGATGTTCATAGTATGATCTCCACATGCCCGTAATCACGCAGGCGATGGTCGAGTGTACTGCCGTCGCCGTCCCAGTCGCCGCCCCATCGTATCCGCACCCCAAGCTCGTTCGCGGATGCCAGAATCACGCCCGCCACCACGCAGAATATGCCGATGTCTTTCCACGGTATCGCACCGTCGATCCACGGCGCAAAATCCACGGCTTCCGACATCGGCATACCGTTCGGCAAAGTCGCGTTGTGCTTCGATTCAGGCCACCGTTTCGTGCTCGCGCCCGTATCATAGAGGGTGTTTTGCGCTTCTTCGCCGCGCCAGCCGTGAACTATCGTGATGTCGTAAGGCGTGCGCAAAATGGCCCGTTCCATCACCCTTTTCAGATCGGGATGAACATTGTCCAACTTCGCTTTGCTACGTTTTCCGTAGGCAAATTTTCCCATTTCCACACCCCCGTCAGCTGTAATATATCACCCGAATCGCAGCGAGTGCCAGCGCCGCCAGTTCATCGTCCGTGTAATCTTGCGGCAATTCGATCTCGAATACATCCTCATCCCGCGCCGGCGCCGGCGACGGCGCCGGCGGCGGCAAAATCACCTTGCGGTACGGCTCCACACCGCCGGAACTACCGCCTCCACCGCCGGGACGCGGTATCGGAATCTGCTCGCACTGCATCCATTCGAGCGAGATTGCAGCATCGACGCAGCCCATCGCCCAGGCTTCGCCGATCATGGTATCCTCGTCACCGTAACCGTGCCGTCACCATTGCTCGTTTTGACCAGCCTGCCGAACGCGCCAATGATCTCGGACACATCTTCTGCGTAGGTGTTCGGGTTGTCAGGATCGAGGTCGAGGCGCTGCCATACCCGCTCGACTTCTGGCTCGATCACCGCTATGCCTGTCTGCGTCGTCGTACCGTCTGTCGCCACCCAGGCGTATTCCGTGCGCCGGATCGGCTGGTCAACGATCTTGTCCAGGTCGAACAGGAACAGCCCGGCCCCGCCGATTTCAATCATGCTACTACCTAGCAGAGGTACTGACTGGCCGGTGGTCGTGTCGTAGAGCGTGATCGTGACCGCGCTGCCAGGCGGAAACTGCGCGTTGATATTGCGCCGGCCGCCGACCTGAAGAACGAAGCTGCCGCCGCTCTGGCTGTCGGTGGCCGTCTGGCCAGTCGATGCGAGTGTTGACACCGGGGCGACATGGAACGCGCCGCTCTGGCTATCCTGGGCGGTCTGATTGCCCGCTTGCAGGGTAGTCTCGACGCTGAACGCACCGGACTGAGTGTCGACGGCCACCTGATTGCCGGCAGTGATGCCTGTCACAGCCTCGAACGCGCTACTCTGGCTATCCTGCGCTACCTGACCGCTGGATGTGATTGTCGCCAGACTCTGAACCGAGAACGCGCCCGATTGCGTTTCTGCCGCAACCTGATTGCCGGCATTGACCGACACGATAACGCTCACGGTTGCCGACTGCGTATCCGTCGCGGTCTGCCCAGTCGAAGTGATCGTCGCCGTGGCGACAGCCTCGACCGTTACGGTCACATTCGCGCCGACAGTCTGGTCGGTCGGATCGTAGATGAAGGTACGGAAAGATTGCGTTGCGGTGGGCTGACTGGCTAGGGTGAACACGCCGTCGCCGGACATGGATACTGCGATCCCGTCCGGCGTGGTTTGCGCGTCGTAGGCATCCTGCGCCCCGACCGTGATGTTGCTGAACTCGGTGTTTCCGGCGTATGGGCTGTTCGGATCAAGCCCGGCGTAGTCCACCGTGAACGCGGTGTAGTTCATGCCCTGGGGCGGCATGAGGGTTACGGCATAAGCGTTGGAGGCCGTGCCGTTGTTGGCCACCACATTGCCGCTCGATCCGTAGGCAGCCGCGAATCCATGTGGCGCAGTTGCGGTGACTTCGGCGTCGCTGACAACCGTGACGGCTGTTGCTGCGACACCGTTGACCGTGACGCTGGTCGTGCCGGTCAGGCCCGTTCCGGTAACCGTGAACTGCGCCTCATCCGTGACAATATCTGCGCCACGGATGGAGCTGACAGCAGCTATTGTTGGGGTTGTTCCGCCGCTAGAACCTCCGCTATAGGTATTCCACTTCGATACTTTGTTCCATGCGGTCAATACCGGAACGGAGTTCCATTTCCCTACCTTGTTCCAGCCGGCCACATCAGGCCACCGTTACCGTTCCCTGGATCGGAACCGGGTCTCCGGTCGTCGTGTCCTTGCCGATTCCTTCGAGACTCGTTCCAGAAGTGACGGAAGTGTCATCCAGGCCAAGCGTGACCGTGCCATCGGCTGCTACGGTAACGCCGTCGAATTGTTTGATAATCGTCGCCGTACCATCGACCGTAGTGCTGAACACATCGAAGTCGTAGGTGCGGTTCGCTCCGCCATCAATGGTCAGTCTGAGCGCCTTGCTCTGCGTCGTGAATGTCTGGGTATTAATTGCGCTGATGTTGCCCGCGGCGTCTGTTGCGACCTGGTCGACTGCATACTGGGTATTCCCTGTCAATCCAGTAACTTGTGCGAACTGGTACGCGGTATTCGCGGTGACAGCTACATCAGCCGGAACCGCTACCGCGTTGGCATATGTGCCATCAACAATTTCCTGCTGCGTTGCCGCAGGATCGGATGCGAGACGGACAACGGCATGAGCTGTGCCGTCCTCATCGCTGGTTGCACCGAATGTGACGGCGGTATTTGAATCAACAGTGAGCGTTGGATTACTCAGAGTCGGTGGCGTGGTATCCGCCGCCCCTGAAAACCCATCAGCACCGTACGACATTGCGCCGCCATTGTTGACATTGTTGTCGTTGAGCAGCACGCCACCGCTGAGCGCGATGCCGGAATGAGTTGTGTCGGTATACGTCAACAGGCTCACGCCGTCGATCAGCGCCTCCAGTGCTCCGGTAGCCGTGTCATAGCGTAGCTCGAATACAGCGCCTGCTGAGTATGTTGGATCAACGCTGGTCAACGGCGTGACTACACCAGCGTCCACACGGCTGATGCGGTGGCGGCCCGTCCAATTGCCGAAAATATACCCGTTCCACGTTGACGGGTCGAACACTCCGACCGTAGATGGATCACCCGGTGCCGCACTATCGAATGGGATCTCTGCTCGCGTCTGCAGTAGTCCAGTTCCAGAAGTTGCGGTATGCGCAAAAATAACGATCCCGCCCGTAGCTGGCCGCAGGATTCCGGTCTCAATTTTGACATTGCCTGCATTGGTTTCCCAGCCTGTTTCGGTGTAGGGATTAGTGTCCGGCAGGCCAGACCAATCAATTACATAGGCTCCTGTAGCGGTCGTCATGCTTTATCCCCCATAACCCGACGGTGGCGAGGTGCTGAATTTCACCTCATCCAGATAAAAATAGGTCGGATCGTTGTCATACATGTGGTTGGCGTATCCCATCAGATACCCGGTTTCATAGTGGTTGTATCCGGCCGAGTAATTGTCCAAATTTGTGTAATCAAAATAGAGCACATCATCATGCCACACGCGCACTATGCCGTTGTTGTCTCCGGGCGCTGCCTCCTTTTTCAAATGGAACACTAGATGATGCCAGCGTCCTAAATCGCTCGGATTGGCCGCCAGATAGAGTTCGCCGTTAGCTGTGTTGCTCCATATCCAGCCGATTGATGTGCTGTCCTGATACGCCTGCTGGCATCCTATCCGCGCCTGATGCCCCCACATTTCAAACCCTGTGTACATGTTCACATTATTGGTTTCCGGGGTTTTGCGGCTATCGACATACATAAACTTGTTGTTACGCGCCGGCGAAACATCGGAACGGCTGAAATTGCTCGGGATATAAAATCTCAGGTCAATCCAAACCTCTGGGTATTTCCCGTTGAGATCGAACCGTTGCTCGGACCATGCCTCCCCATTGCCGTCTGGGTCTTGGTAGCGATGTCGCAGGGAGTAATTCCCTGCATAGGGGTTTTCCGGCAACACATCAACATACGCGCTGTTGTCCCAGAATGCCCCAGTATTGGGGTCAACATGAGACAGATCACCAGACTCAAACCCGTCGTAGAATATGATACCTGAGGTCACAGCCGCCTCCTGCACTGTTAGATTGGCGGTTGCCGTGCCGACGTTTCCTGCAGAATCGGTGGCGCTAAACTGGATCGCCACTGTTCCGGCGGGTAGCGGGTCGGGCTGGGAAGCTAGATTGTTTGTAACTGCAACCGCCCCATCCGTATCATCAACAGCAGACGCCTGCGCCAACCACGATTGCAGCGCCGGGTCGTTATGCGCCAGCCCCGCGCCACCATTTGCGAACTGGATCGTGGTATCGGATGGCGGGGTGACTACTGGCGCTGTGGTGTCGCCGGTCGACGGGACATGCTCAAGCACCCCATCCGCGCGACTGCGCATGGCGATAGTGATCGGATTGCCTGAGCTGGGGATGGTCATGGGTTACGCCCCAAACTCCGTACGCGTCCACGGGCCGTTGAGGCGCACTACCTGGCCGGCGGTGATGCTGGCGTTGTCGATGGTCAGACCGTCCGTGCCGTCGAGCAGAGCAGACTCAACGAACACCCCAGCGCTGGTATTGAGTTGGTAATGCCCCGCTGTTCCTGTTTGATCAGCGCTGCTGTCCTCGGTGATGGCATTGACGGTAACGACGCCGTTTGACACAGTGCCCCAGGCGGTCGCGTCGCCGGTGAGCTGGGCGAGTAGTGTGCCCTGGCCACCAGTGGTCGCATTCACGCCGGAGCGCACCTGCACCTGGGCAGACGGGCCGATTTGGCTGATGTCGATGTTGGCCTTTGCGTCGCGGTAGGCCGTTGAGCGATGGATAGTCATTTCAGCCCCTCCAGTTGTTGTTCCAGTTCAGCCCGCTGCGCGGCGAGTTCGTGGATTCGCTTGACGATAGGCTTGCGCTCTTCAATGTCCGGCAGGGCGAACTGATCGCGCTGCTGATACAGCCACTCGTAGCAGGCGATGATCTTCTCGCGGTCGTGGATGTCATCAGGCTCGACCGGGATTCCAGTGTCGTGGACGGCGAGCGGTTTCGGGTTCGGCCCCTTGCTCGTGATCTCCACCTGCCAGGTTTCACGGCGGTAGATCGTCGGCACGGCGGTTGAGAGGCGGTAATCCCACACCTCCCGCATATCGACTCCCTTGAATTTCTTGGTCGGTTTCTTACTCATTGGTTTGCCCTCGGAGAAGATGAATCGTCGCAGGTGATAATCGGATACCAATAAGGATCGCGCGTTGGCACCTGCGGGTATGGGGTGAGCGGCTGACGAAACGGCTCAATGGACGGGCCTTTATCGCCGAACAGCTCTTGCAAGGCGATAAACAACTGCTTCGCTTCCTCAAGAGTCATCGGCTCTAGTTCTCTCCCACCGACTTCTAGTATGATTTTGCTCATTGTGTGATCCCTGTCGGTGGTGTCGTTGGATGAATGCTACAGGCGTTGTGATAGCGGTCAGAATAGAAGGTTTCGCGCGCAGCAGTGCCGGCAGGCAGAGCGCCCGTGGTGAAGGTCGGCAGGATCGGGGGTAGCAGCGCGCGCATGTTATTCCCTCATTTCAGCCCGAGTTTGCTACGGGCGGCGGCAATTATCAAGTCCGATATGCGCACGCCGATCCATCCGCCGACGCCGCCCGCGGCCTTTGCTGCATCAATTGAGTACCCGAGTTCGACCGTCCACGTGTTCACCACCCACCCGAAAAACAGTGCCGCGGCGCAATGCAGAAGGAAGGCCGACAAGCTGAAAAGGCGTTTTTTCTGCTGTACCTGCATGGCGTAGTCCAGCACCCCGCCGATGAAAGCCGGGACAGTAACGGCGCCCAGTTCCGACACGTTTTTCCATGCCGCTGCCAGGATGGAAGCGATCTCTTTTTCGTAGTTCACGGCGCAAGCAATCCCCCAAAATACAGGGCGAGCAGGATGAATATCGCGATGGATATTGCCTCCCTGACCAGTAGCCTGATCAGCTTTTTTGTCCGCACTGTCACGCCCTTTTAACTGTGTCACCTTTTCAGTGTGCCACGGCCTGTCCCGAAACGCAAAATCAGGGCCTCAAAACCTGCAAATTTTTTGTAAAAATTTTCTTGGTTTTGCGTTTATGGGGTGCGGTTTTTGGTGTGTCTGGTACGGGGTGAAGGTTGCGGGTTTAGGTGTAATGTTCTCGTTTTCTTCTCAGGGTTCAGGTTCAAAAAATTTGCAAAAGCGCGGGTGGAGTCCCACGGCCGAAGCCACCCCCACAAATCTCAGAAAACCCCCCGCACCCCCTTCTTGCCTGGAAGATCGACCGCACCACCGAGCCGCGCCCGGAACCCGAACAGCTGAACCCGGACACCATCGAGGTGAGGCGAGGCGAGGCGAGGTGAGGC